CCGCCGCCGCGGCGGAAGCAACAGTGCCGGCCGCACCCGAGTTGACCCGGGCCGCCGCGGTGATCGCCCCGGACGCCGTCGAGACGTGGATCTTCCCGCGCGGGAAGAAAGTCACCCGGTCGCCGCTGATCGCATCGAACGCGGCGACACCGATCACCGCGTTGCTGTCGGCACCGGCCGGGCCGACGGTGCCGTTGCCGGACACGACCAGAACCTGACCGCCGGTGATGGTGGCCGAGGCGGTGCCGGTGACAGCGTCGGAGTACAGGAACTTGGGTTCGTAGGCACCCATGTCAGGCCACCTTTCCCGTCGGGGCGTCCAGGCGGGCCACCATCGCGGCCCACTCGGCGTCGTCGTCCTGGGCCGGCTCCGGCGGGCCGGCGACACCGGAGGCCATGACGGGCACCTCGGAGCCGGGAGCGCGGGCCGAGAGGATCTCGGTGACCATCTGCGGGTCACGGTCGTAGCGGACCGACCAGGTTTCCTCGTCGGCAGGCTTGAGCTGACCGGCACCCAGCAGGCCGGAGAAGAAGCTGGCCTTGACGGTCTGTGCGGCCGACGCCTTGATGGTGGCGAGCTCACCCGAGAGGCGGGCCAGTTCCTCCTTCATCAGGTCGGCGGCTGCGGTCGCCTTCTCGGCCTTCTCCGTCGCGGCAGCCGACGCGGCCACCATCTCCGGGGTCGGCTCGGCGGGCGGCGCGGGGGTGTCGGCCTTGACCTTCAGCTCGTCGAGAGCGGACAGGATCGCCTGCTCGTCGGCGGTGTCGTCGAGGCCGAGCCGCGAGCGGATACCGCTCAGTTCGGTGGACACAAGGTCCTCCTTCGGATCGGGGTTGGGTTGCTCCGGCTCGGCGGCCGGGAGTTCGGGGGTGGAGTAGTTCCGCTCGACCGCGTCGCGCAGGGCGTCCAGCACGGCGTCGCCAGAGCCAGGGCGAAACGTGACTTCGAGCGGTGTGGCCGATGCGGCGACGTCACGGGCGGCCCGCAGTTCGTCGATGCGGGTGTGGATCTGCGCCGACGCGGCCACCGGCTCCAGGGCCGGATCCCGCTCCGTGTCGGGGATGAGCGGGATGTCGATGACGTCGCCCGCGAAAGCGAGCCGGACCCGGTCGAAAGTGATCGGGCCGACCCGGGCGGCCAGGTCACTGATAAGCGCCAGGTCGCCGGTGTAGATCCCGGTGACGTGGGCGAACCAGGGCCGATGCTGCGGCGGGATCGGTGCCGGGGACAGCACGTCGAACATGGCCTCGTCGACCAGGTCATGGACGGCGTCGACCGGGTCACCGGAGATCAGATAGACCAGGCAGGGTTCCCGGTCGTTGGTGTCGCCCGGGTTGAAGGCTGCCGCCGCGAAGACGTCCGCCGCGAGAACGGGCAGGCCGTTGACGTTGCGGGAGACCGCGTCGATGACGTCCTGCTTGCCCTGGGCGCCAAGGTCGGCGGCCTCACCGAGGTAAGCAAGGGTGAGGTGGATTTCCTCGACCGGCAGACCGCCGTCGACTGCGAGCCGGGCTGCATCCTCGATGGTGGGGATGAGCGCCACCATCGCGCCGGTGTGCACTGGTTCGGCGTCCGGCTCGGCGGCGGCCCGGATGGTGGCCTGCACATCCTCGCCACCATCGGAGTCCTCGCCGGAGGCAGCGACACCGAGCGCTGCGGGCAGGTCGTCGAGCGACCGGATGGACTTCAGCGTGGGGATCCCAGGCGGCGTCTCACCGAGCAGGGAGACCGCGGTGATGACGAACGGATGCGAGTGGCCGAGTGCGCAACGAACATTCCGCTTGCCCTCGATCGACCGGTCCGGCCATGCGGCGGCTTGGACCTTGGTGAGCCACGGCAGGGCCACCTGGTCGCCGAGGAGAGTCTCGCCGTCCGATGACGCCCGGAGGTTGTCGAACCAGCCGAGCGAGGGGGTGCCGTCGAGGATGGTGCCCTGGGTGGCCTCCTCGGGTTCGGGCTTGTTGAACCGGGGGTCGAGGTGCCCGAGCTTGATCTTCGGGCGGCGCACGGCGGAGCATTGGGCGGCTTCGACGGCAGCGAGGATGTCGGTCCGGTTCGGCTCCCAGGTGCCTGACAGAATCTCCCAAGATCCGGTGTTCACCAGTTCAACGCCTTCACGGCGCGCAAGGTCAACGTCAGGCATGAGTCACCCGCCTCACACCCGCTCCGGCCAGTGCCAAGATCCGCCTATGTGGTCATTGCTGCGCCACGCCTCGGCCAGGAAATACATGCCGGTCGGGTTGAGGACGCACAGGCTCACGACGTAGCCCTTGTCGTTGGTGGTAGATCCAACGAGTTCCGGCACCGCCGTGACGATCGCCGCCCGGCATTCGGGCTCGAACTCGCCGCCCGGCGTCCCGAATGAGGTGTAGTGGACGACGCGGCCAACGCTGGGCTTCTGCTCCACGCTCGGCCTCCTTCAAGGTCGAGGTGGGAAGATGTGCGCATGGACGAGATGGACCGCGCGCCTGAGTCGGGGCTCACGTTCGAGGAGGAAGAGGCGATCAAGCGGGTCAATCGCTTGGCCCACGACCTGCATCGGCAGATGAACCCAAGCCCTGTGATCGGCTACGCCACCGAGCATTCGATCGAGGACCCGTTCACGGGCCAGATCACAGTCTCGGTCCGGCTGACCTAGCTACCACTCGGCACGTAGGTATCCGCGGCAGCGAATGCCCCCGAGGCACGATCGATTGCCCGCTACGGGATAAAGCTTCAGCGCTTCCTGCAAGGTCGTAAAGCGTCGGCCGGCCGCCTCCGAACAGGGCAAACACCTGTTCTTGTCGTTCACCTCTACCGCGTAAACGGCCTTGATCGGGTGCTGTTCGAGGACCGCGAGCCGCCCGGCGTGCTGTGCCGCACTGAGCAGCCCGCCGATCTCCGTACCGACCAGCCCGTTCTCCGACGTGCCGAGGTCGGCGAGATGCCGTTCGACTTCGTCCCGCACTTCCTGCGGCCCGGCGCCCGACAGTTGCAGGGAGATCCGCGCCGCGCCCGCCGCATACCCGGACGCGATGATCCGGGCCACGGCGTCGGCGTGCTGCCGGACCCGGTCCGCCCCCGGCCTATCCGGTGCGGTGATGGTGACGGCCTGCTTGGCGGCTTCCTCCACGACACCCGCCGCAGCCTCGGCCGCCAACTCTGTTCCGGTCTGCCGGATCGGCACCGCCAGGGCGGCAACCACGCCCGCTGACGCTTCGAGGCTGCCCAGCGCGGCCAGATCCCCGGCCTCGATCGCAGCTTCCGCCTGGCCGGCGAGTTCGTCCACCATCGGCCCGGCCAGCTTCGGCCAACGCTTCAGCAGACGGGCTTTCGCGTCGTCCCACTGCTGCTGGAGTCGGTGCGCGTCGGCTTCGTCGTCGCCGAACAGGCCCGGCTGGGCGGGGGTGCGCTTACGGCGGCCACGCGGACGGGCGGCGGCCTGCACCTCTGTCGGCTGTGGGTCGGTCTGGTCCTTGGGTAGGTCCACGCCCGGGGCGGACACCTTCGGATCAGGAGCGCCCTGACGCTCAGGAAGCCGGTACTCGCGACGCACCCACTCTTCGAGAGCGGGATCCGCCGACAGGGCGCCCGAGGTCAGCAGCAGTTGGAGCGACTGGGCGGTCACATCCCGCTGTTCACCGATCCCCGACACCACGACCGAGGGCACAGCCTCGTCCGGCCCGAAGTTCCATTCGACGATCCGAGCCGCGATCTGCCGGGTCGCCACATCGCAGATCTCAGACCCGAGCGCGCCGAGGGCGAGGATCCACGACTCGGTGAACGATTCGCCCAACGCGCGGGAGCCGTTCGGGGTTGAACCGAGATCCATGTGCGGCATCAGCAGGCCCGATGAGATCTCCTGGTTCAAGAACCGCAGGAAACTCAGCGTGTCCGGTACCGAACCGGTGATGCCCATGATCTTCATGGTGAAGTTCGGCGGGCTCGCCGCCCCTGCCTGCTCACCCGCACGAGCGGCGGCGGCCATCTGCATGGCCTGCGACATCTGCTCAGGCGTCGGACTGGTACCGGGCAGTGCCTCCATGACCGGTACGCCCATGCCCCAGCGCCGATTCGCCAACGCGTGAACCTTGAGCATTTCCCGCTTTACGACAAACGCGGGCCAGATGGAGCGCAGCATGCTGACGCCGGCCCACGATGCGCCTTCCCGCTCGTGGCAGTACCACGCCATCCGGTCAGCGGTGATCAGCGGCCGGTCGAATGACGAAACCGCGCCGTGCTGGCTGACGCCCTGGAACTCGCCCGAGTGGGCGTCGGAGAAGATCTGCGAGATGGTGTGCGGCAGCCGCTCCGCCAGGCCGACAAGGCGCGCCTGCCCGGACGAGGTGTCAGCGGCCAGTTCGAAACCCATGTGCCCGAACGTCAGGTACAGCAAGGCCGCCCGCAGGTGGTCGTTCCACGACACGCCCCGTACCCGGGCCGCCCCGGTCGCTTCCTGGCCCGTCATCAACAGGCCCAGATCCTCGGCGACCAGCTTGGTCACCTCGGGTCGGCAACCGCGGCCGTCCAGCTGCCACTGCGCCCGGCGAAGCTGCAGGGTGTAGCCGTTGAGGCCCGCGTTGACGTGACTTTCGCGCCTCATCGCCGCATAAGTTCCGACCGAGAGCGGCCACATCAACTCGACCGGCAGATCGGCGATGATCTCGTCGAGGAAGGTGTTGTAGTCGTATTCGGAGACGTAGCCGCGAAGGCGTGCCGGAGCGGTGGTGGCCACGACCACCTCCGCCTGCGCGCCTAAAGGGCCGACAGCGGATCGTGGCCGCCGCCACCGAACACGGAGTCCCACGGGTTCACGTCAGGCTGCCGGGTATTGGGGGTGACAGGTGGAACCCACTTCGTCTCGACGACGCGGACAGCATGGGCGAGGGTTTCGACGGT